CGGTGAAGCAACTCAAGAACCGATACAATGACCCTACCACCAATAAAAGATTCGTTATTGGTATTGACAGAGCGAAGATGAAGTTGTATGATGTAGAGGATGCAGCACAACAAGGTCTTGCAGACTCTAATCAAGACACATTTGCAGAGCCAGTATTTGACAGCACTGATTTTGGTGATGATTGGAAAGTGTAATATGAAAAGTAGATTAGATGTATATGATAATGTTCTAGAGGACCACATTGCAGAATTAATTTTTCTGGAAATGAAAGAGGTTTATTGGAAGTATGATTACAACTCCCAAAAGGGAGAGGTAAACAAGCACTGGCATGTCTTTTGTGGTGAGACAGAAGAGCAAGCCATGGAGAATGGATATGATTGGTTAGTGCAATTATGGCAAACAATATTTTACAAGTATGACTTTAAGAACACATATAATATTGAACGACCAAAACGAATATACATGAATGCACACACTCATGGTGTAGAGCCACATGAACACACAGATGATGGTGATTTCACTATGATATACTATCCTCGATTAGATTGGAAAAAAGATTGGGGTGGTGGAACACTTGTGGATGGTGAGTTAGTTCCGTATGTAGGAAACAGGTTGATTGTATTTAATGCAAAGTCACCACACCAAGCAATGCCAGTGTCTCGTCAATGTTATGAGTTGAGGAGTGTTGTGGTATTTAAAACATATGTTGAGGGGGCGAACATTGAACGACTTGACTTCTACAAAGATTGATTTCCTCAAGAAAGTCGGCACAGAAGATATTCCCCATAGTGGGGGAACTCTGTTTGATCATCTTATTGGAGTGTTTAATATACTGAAGGATATGGATGTTGCACAACATGTTCAAGATGCGGGACTGTATCATTCTATCTATGGCACAGCTGTGTTTCATCATCAAACTACAGCAGATAGAGGTGTGGTGCAGGCTATTATTGGTGAAGACGCTGAGCATCTTGCATATCTATTTTGCATTCTTGGAAGAGAGACAGATCGACAAACAGAGATATCAGTGATTGATGATAAGAAAATAAGAAAAAACCTTATGCTAATTGATTATGCAAATAATGAGGAACAAAACAGTAGAAAAGAAATGACACTGGAAGAAGCTTATAATGTATGAATTGAAAGATTATCTAAATGCGATAAACCACACCAAAGAAACTCTTATGGACACAGAAGATGAACAGTGGGAGAAGAAATATCCACCTTTCATCGTAAATAAGTGTCTAGCCCCATTTCAAGATACTATCATGCTAGTAAATGAGATCAATCAGTTGCACCAATTGGACAAGAAACTACAATATGATTTTTTACTAAATAGTCTACGAACAAGGAAAAGATATACTCCTTGGGTGAAGGCGACGAAATTAGAGAATCTAGAGTATGTTAAAGAGTTCTATGGTTACAACAATGAGAAAGCAAAGGTTGCTCTTGATATACTGGATGATGAACAAATTTCTGCCATAAAACAAAAAATGAGAAAAGGCGGAAGAAATGGAAGAAATTAATTGGACACAAGAACAACTATTAGAAGTGGGACTCGCTGAACCAGATGACTTTTTGAAAGTGAGAGAAACACTTTCTCGTATCGGTGTTGCCTCAAGAAAAGAAAGAAAACTATACCAATCCTGTCATATTTTACACAAGCAAGGTAAATATTATATTGTGCATTTTAAGGAGCTATTCGCCCTTGATGGCAAAAAGACAAACATAACCATCAATGATTTAGCAAGAAGAAATACAATTGCAATTCTTTTACGGGATTGGGGATTGATTAGTATATTAAATGAGATGACATATGAACCAGCCCCTTTAAGTCAGATAAAAGTTCTTGCATACAAAGAGAAGGGTGATTGGACCTTGGAGACAAAATACAACATTGGTAAAAAAAGGGAATAGTGCCTTGGAAAACTTCAAGTCATTCATAACAGAGGAAGAAGAAAAAGACGAACCCTACAAATTATTGATTCTGTCTCATGATGACCCATTAGACCCAAATGAAACTGGTCCTATGGTTCGTAAGAAAGCATCAGAGTTGGGTATTGAAGTTTATCTTGCAGAGTTCTCTGGTATGTACATGGAAGACAAGGGAAAGGATCAATTAGTATATTCTTTTCCTGTAGACGAAGAAGGTAAAGCAGAGTTGCCTGGTATGAAAGATGGTGTCGAGTATGATAAACCATTTCGTATAAATCCAGAAAATACTCTGATCATGGCTAGAGGAATTGGATCAACTGTTAAGACAGGTAACCTATCTTGGCGTGTTGCTTGTCTAAATCTGGAAAGTCAAGGATATACTTTGATTAATCCGATTGAGTGTCACGATATTTGTAATGATAAATGGCACAATCAGGTAATCTTTCAGAGAGAAAATATTCGGACGCCAAACACAGTCTTGGTTCGTCATTCAGAAGGTGCCGAGGAAGCAGCAGAGAGACTTGGTGGTAAGTTTCCAATGATACTCAAGACTGCTGTAGGCTCTAGAGGTGTTGGTGTTATTTGGGTTGAGAGTCTAAAGTCTCTTCATAGTATCATTCAGCTGCTTCACAGAGAGGATGAGTTTGTTGATATTCTTCTACAGGAATATATAAAGACAGACTATGATGTGCGAGTGATTGTCGCTGCTGGAAAAATATTAGGTACAATCAAAAGACCAGTTGTTGGTGATGATTTTCGTAGTAATGTGTCACAGGGGTCAGAACCAGAAATGCATGAACTAACAGAGATGGAGGCAGAGCAATCTATTCGAGCAGCAGAATCAGTTAGTGGACAAGTTGTTGGTGTTGATTTCATTCCCGCAAAGGATAGAGACAAAGAAAGTCCTTATTTTATTGAAGTCAATTCTACTCCCGGCTTGATGGGCATTGAAGCAGTTCTTTCAAAGTCTGCTGCAAAACCACTAATCAAAGATGAGAATCGTAGTATCACTAAAGAAATCTTACAACTATACATGAATCGGNAANAANNGAGAGNCTTGACAATTAACCACACAGGTGATATACTTTTATAATGGAATTTTATACAAATGTGATTCAGCGTGGCAACTCTCTTCTGGTGAGAGGTGTCGAGGATGGNCAACGANTATCCAAACGGGTCAACTATCGACCNACANTATACAACAAAGTTAATGAATACACAGGATACAAGACTCTTGATGGCCAACATGTTCTTCCTAAAGAACTTGACTCCATAAAGGAGGCAAAAGCTTGGGTTGAACAGAGGTCAAATCAAGATATCCTGTATGGTAATACACAATATCCATACTGTTACATCAGCGATGAATATCCAAATGATGTGCCTTGGGATAAGGATCAAATTCTTATCGTGACCATTGACATTGAGGTGGAATGTGAGAATGGCTTTCCTAATCCACAGGATGCCGCAGAGCCGTTGCTATCCATCACTATGAAGAATCATCAGAACAAGAAGATTGTTGTCTGGGGTCTTCATGAGTTTCAGAACAGCCGTGAGGATGTAGACTATCGCCTGTGTAGAGATGAGGATGACTTGCTCATCAAGTTTCTTGACGAGTGGCGTATGATCTATCCAGACATTATCACTGGTTGGAACACAGAGTTTTTCGATATCCCTTACATCTGCAACCGTATCAAGAACCTATTCGGTGAAGACTTCATGCACAAACTGTCACCTTGGAACAATGTGTTTGCCAAGGAAGTGTATCAGATGGGACGCAGGCATCAGGTATACAGCATACAGGGTGTATCTGCACTAGATTTCTTTGACTTGTATCGTAAGTTTACATACACAAACCAAGAACGATACACACTAGATCACATTGCGTTTGTGGAGCTAGGTGAGCGGAAGGATGGTAATCCATATGACACATTCAGAGAGTGGTATCAGAAAGATTACCAGTCATTCATCGAATACAACATCCAAGATGTGGAGATTGTGGACAAGCTAGAAGACAAGATGCGACTCATTGAACTGTGCTTGACTATGGCATATGATGGTAAGGTGAATTTTGCGGATGTTCTGGGTCAGGTTCGCTATTGGGACAATATGATATACAATCACCTCCGCAAAAAGAACATTGTGATACCGCAAAAGAAAGAACATGAGAAGGTAGAGAAGTTTGAGGGTGCTTATGTCAAAGACCCTCAAGTGGGTATGCACAAATGGGTTATGTCCTTTGACTTGAACTCACTGTATCCACACCTTATCATGCAGTATAACATCTCACCAGAAACCCTTGTGCCTGGCAGTGAAGTGAAAGAGGGTATGGTAGATCAAATTCTTGATGAGAAAATCAGGAATACTACTGACCACTGTATGACTCCAAACGGTGCATATTTCCGTAAGGATGTTAGGGGATTTCTGCCAGAGATAATGGAGAATGTATATAATGATCGTGTCAAATATAAGAAACTTCTGCTCGAGGCTAAACAAGAGTATGAGAACACTGGTGACCCCGCTCTACTCAAAAAGATATCTAGGTACAACAACATCCAAATGGCGAAGAAAATTTCTCTTAATTCCGCTTATGGGGCAATTGGTAATAACTACTTTCGTTATTTTGATCTCTTGGTTGCTACAGCAATTACAACGTCTGGTCAGTTATCTATACGATGGATTGAAAAGGCTATCAACATATATCTTAACAAGATTCTTAAAACTGACAAGGTTGACTATGTTATTGCNAGTGATACAGACTCGGTATATATCACTTTTGACGTTCTGGTTGGGAAGGTGTTTCAATCGGGAGCAACANATGANCGNATTGTCGAATTCTTGGATNNGTCTTGCAAAAGAGNAGTTGGAACCTTTTATTGGGAAAAGTTATCAAGCTCTTGCTNAGANTATGAANGCATATGANCAGAAGATGNNNATGGCNAGAGANGCNATTGCAGACAAGGGTATCTGGACTGCCAAGAAACGGTATATCCTCAATGTGCATGACATGGAAGGTGTACGATACAAAGAACCACAACTCAAGATCATGGGTATCGAGGCAGTCAAGTCAAGCACTCCTGCTCCATGTAGAGAGAAGATTAAACAAGCTCTCAAGATCATTATGATCGGTGATGAGAAGATGCTAAATAAGTTCATACAAGAGTTTCGGGATGAATTTATGAAGTTACCACCAGAGGACATTGCGTATCCAAGAAGCTGTAATGGTGTGAAAAAGTTTCGTGGTGAGTCACAGTTATTCGCAAAGGGTGCCCCAATTCATGTCAAGGGTGCAATCCTATACAACCACCTTGTCAACAAGCAGAAGTTGGATAACAAATATCCCCTGATACAAGAGGGTGACAAGATAAGGTTTCTACATCTTCGACAACCAAATGTGTTTCAGTCTTCCGCCTTTTCTTTTATGACAGAGGTGCCAAAGGAACTTGACATTGTGGACAAAATAGACTATGATATGCAATATGAGAAAAGCTTTGTCGAACCACTCAAGGTCATCACTGAAAAGATGAATTGGTTGATTGACAGCAGTTATGGCGTACAAGGAACATTAGAGGACTTTTTTTAATGAAAAAACAATATTATGCACAGCCTGAAATAAGAAATGATTGGGAAACACTTCATGAGATATATCCAGAAGCTAAACAGATGACCTTCAATAATAAAGGTTACGATTATCTTATGGAAAATAATCGTGGAACAAACGTAAGAATTGAGGAAAAGTACAGAAACAAAGGGAATAAGTACGAAATTACCCCTGCACAGGAAAAAATTGCTGATATATTTACTCTAAGGACATGGAACGGTGAGTATTATCACATGCTTGCTGACACATATCATAAGTTAGCTAAACCTCATTCTGCTCTTGCGAGTGGTCATCGTGAAAAGATTACTGAATTGTCTCAGAAAAATTTCATTGAAAATGCGACAACAGATTTGCGAAGTTTGATTGATGAGGTTGAACATGATTTTGGTACATTGGGAGATTTCTTGGCATGATATTGAATAAAGAAGATGCACTGTATGCATCCAATATATTCGTAGATTACTTTTCCAGTTTTGGTAGGATTGATGATTATCTTCGTAAANTCAAGTTGGAAAGAATGTCTAACTACCCCACATCTCTGCCTGGTATCGGCCCGCAAGATGATATGTTCAGTGATTTCACTGTGCATCCTAATG